CTCGGCCACTACGCGCAACTGTGTTTCCAGTGATTTGCGGTGCGCGATTTCCTCATGCAACTGCTGATTTTGATCGCGCTCTTCGTGAAGCAACGCAAACTGCTTGCGTTGTAGGCTCTCCAGGCGCAGCAAGGCACAGAACCCCACCACGTTGGCCATAATCAACAGCAGCGCAATACGAAGCATTGCCAAGGGGCCAATTTCTGCAAACAACACGGCAAAGGCCAGAAACCCAATATTCAAATAGAGGCTGGCAAGCGCTGCCACCGTCAGCAGGTTGGGAATCAAAAGATAAAAAGCCATAGTGGCTACCACCACCGCTGTTACCTGTGTGGGAAGGCTGTCAGGGCGCAACGGCACAATCAAAATGATACCTGTCGCCAGTAGCCATAGCGGCAAAGCATGCAACCAGACTTTGCTGGAATAGCCGCCCCAGCGCCCGATAATGAAGGCCAGCAGAAGGCAGAAGCTCACCACCCCGATACGCATAGCGAGCAGCAAATAAAACTCTTTGGTGATACCGAGAAGGTAATAATCCGAAATGGCAAACATGCCGAAGATCAACGCGGCCACAATCAGGTACAGGCAGGATTCAAACCGCACCCTAGACGCAATGGACTTGCGATACATTGACTCACTGCCACTTTCACAGAACTGACCGGTCAACCAATGCACCTGATAGTGCGTTTTTAGTGAGGACAAGGTGCCATACTCCCCGAGTAAAACGGCGATTTTTCTAGATTTCGGACAGCGAGGCAGACTTCACCGACCTTTGGCTGAAGAAATAGCTTATGCCCCCATAGCTTAATGTTTTTCCATCGATCCTGAATACCGCAGGTGATGCATTTATTGCTTGAGCTCAGGCTTTCTAATGAGCCAGTGTTATACCTTCTCGGCATGACACAACGATATGTCCAAACAAGGGAAACCGAATGTTCATATTACTCGATGATATGTCGCTTCCAGCCGCTGTTGCCCTCTTCAGTTTTTGCGCAGTCGTCATTGGTATCGTTGGCACCCGACTCACTCGAGTGGTTGATAACCTAGCTGATCGCACTGGCTTAGGCGAAGCTATTGCGGGAGCGGTTTTGCTTGGAATGGCTACCTCGCTATCAGGCATTGTGGTGTCGGTCTCTTCTGCTTGGACCGATAAGCCCGAACTGGCAATGAGTAATGCCCTGGGTGGCATCGCCGTCCAGACGCTATTTTTAACGATCGCCGACATGGTATATCGGCGCGCCAATCTGGAACACGCGGCAGCCTCTCTTGGCAACCTGATTCAGGGGGCATTACTTTTGTGTCTCCTCAGCCTATTGCTGGTGGGGCGTTTCGCGCCTGAGTGGACTTTCTGGCAGATACATCCGATCACACCGTTATTATTTATTGCCTACCTATTTGGTCTAAGGCTGATTAAAAATGCTCACACACGACCCATGTGGTCCCCGACAAGAACCCGCGAGACGCGTGAGGACCAGCCCGATGAGTCGGCTGGAAAGCTTACGCTCAAGCGGCTATGGCTCATTTTCCTGGGGCTCGCGCTGGCAATAGGCTTCACCGGCTGGTTGCTGGAACGTAGCGCGACGATTATTGCTGCCGAAACAGGGCTTAGCCAAGCCGCCGTCGGTGTCCTGCTCACATCAGTCGTAACATCGTTACCCGAGCTTGTAACGACAATTGCAGCGGTACGACGGGGAGCGTTAACGCTCGCAGTGGCTGGGATTATCGGCGGCAATGCGTTTGATACATTGTTTGCCGCCGCATCAGATGTGGCTTATCGGGGCGGCTCCATTTATCACGTCATTCCCAATCATGTGATGCTATGGGTGGCCCTTACTGTATTGATGACGGGGGTGCTCATGTTGGGCCTTCTGCATCGCCAAGAGCAAGGGCCGGCCCGTATTGGCTTTGAAAGCATGGCAATAATCGGCCTTTATTTGGCGGGAATCATCATACTCTTCAACTAGCGGTGCGAAAGCGATCATCCCCTCGAAAAGTACTGTCTAGAACGCATAAGCCCTTCTGGGTGACCGACATTCGCCCCCATTCAAGCCAACACCTCCCGGGCATTGATCAACGTCAGTCGCCCGGTTTGGAAAGCGCCGGTATCGATATAGAACACATTACCCAGCCACGTCGGCCGCTCGATGATCGTATGCCCGACCACCACCGCATCGATGCCAGTCACCGGCGTTTTGTCCATACGCTTGATGCGTGAGCGTCCCCACACAATTTGTTCTTTTTCGGCAGGGCCTGCATCTTCAATCGTTGACCAGTCAGCGGGCGGCTCAGCGTGAACAATACCTACCTGCTGCCCCATCACTTCAACCTGGCGCGCGTAGGGCAAATACGTCAACGCTTCGAAGAGTATTTGGCGGACTTCGCTCCGATTCTCTTTGCTCGCCCAGGTGCCGCCGTTGATCATCCAAAGGCTTTCAGCGTTTCCACCCCTCTCCAGAGCCTCCTGAGCGAGCATTTCGTGATTACCGCGTACACCGAAAAACCAGGGCTCGAAGGGAAGCGACAGGCACTTCAATGAATCAGCGCCCCGATCGATCAAGTCACCTACGCAAAACAGGCGGTCCTTTATCTTATCGAAATCCACGCGAGCCATGGCCTCGATCAGCAAATCGTACTGCCCATGAATATCGCCGACGATGAAGTCCCTTCCCGCGATGTTCTTTCCGTGTTTTTGAATCAAGCTCATTGCGATAGCTCCTGGTTGCAGCAGGATGCTCAGAGGCCCCGAAAAGCGAGGTTGCTAAACGGCCTCAGGCACAATTTGGACACAGTGAAAGACCGGTGCATTTAGCAGAAGGGTTATTGAGCAGAAAACGGAAGACCTAGAAACGCAAAAGGCCCCGTCAAAACGGGGCCTTTAAAGCAAGGTGGCGGAGGGACAGGGATCGCCTTCGCTTAGAATAAAACCCTTCAAAATCAGCATTTTATTTAAATTTTATATAGCTCACTGTAACGGTTTTCTGTAACAGTTTCAACGTGCTTGTCGCCTTGAGCTACTCATAACCACAAAGTGAAAATGTAAAGTTTTAGGTTAGGTCTCTTCTATCATTGGCCACAGATTAAAATCACATGGCCTTATAACTAAGTGGACAATCTCAAATAAAATATTACATGGTGAGTTTTTCTGGATAGCCGCCAGCTTCCACAATGGCTACCTGAGTTATTATGGCTGGAACCGTTTTCCGTAACCAGTTCTGATCCGCAGTGTGCATCGGCTGAGTGCCGTCCTGACTGAATTTGCGAACCTCTAACGGATTCCCTTTGCCGGTCGAGACAAGTTCACTTATCCGCCTAAGAACCTCTTGTGAAATATTGTATCTTTTAGCAGCTTCTCTACGCCCCCCAGCCCTGTTATCAATGCGAGTTAGTGCTGCATAAGCCATAGATGCAAACGGCTCTCGACCTTCTTGCCATTGACGATAGCGAGCTATGAGATCACGAACAATGTCTGTGTCTACTCGGGCGAACGATGGAGGATTAGGATAGTTACCTCGAACGATAGAAGCATGTCCTTTCATGTTGGAGGTGATTACTGCAATAGCAGTACCGCAATGAACAGACTTAACCCCAGGAGGCGGCGGATCTTGATCTACAACTTCTGCATACTTGTAGTGGAATCGCAGTTCGTTCCCTCTACCCATCAAGTCCACATGCGCCTCCCAGGCCTCTAGCTCTGTTAATAAGGCGGCCTTAGCTTCTTCAACGCTCGCAAAGTGTTTTTTGGGCCATGCCGTTAGCTCTCCTGCCTTCAACAGATAGTGTGCTTGTTCAGCATCCCATTCAACTGAAGGGGCTTGGGATGTATACTCTATTCCCTCAGACTCTGGGTCAGCACTGAAGTATAAAACTTGAACATGTGGATCGCGCATCTGGGATCATCCTAGCCTTTTAAAGACCCTTAATGATAGTTTTTCGAGAATAATAGTAATGTCTATTCTATGGCAGCGAGAAAAGTTTATTTATGTGTAAGAAAGATGGTTTCTCAACTTACTCACTAACTCTTTAGCAGCACTCTTTTGGCCAATAGACTCCATCCGCATACAGTAGTCATAAGTAATCAGGCTTTTAACTCCTTCATCAGCATCAGGGAGCAGCAAAATGAACACCTTTTTACGCCTTTTGTAGCGTTCAATCAGTTCAAAAAAACTATCTCCACTATTCAGGGTATTGCTAAAAGGGATTAAAATTGCCGTTGACCTACTGATCTTTGATGTACGCTCGTCAATCCTTAAATTGTTTGTTCTTACTCCATTCTTATACATTTCATCAGTCAAATTATATATAAAACTAGTACATTCTGGATGATTGGCAATACCATTAAACAATATTTCTAACCTGTCAGTTGACCATTTCTGCCAATTCATTGCTTTTGGCGTTAGCTCATCTTTTTTATAACAGCAAACCACAAGACTCTTACCTAGTGATGATAGCTTATCGCTCTGAACCATACCTTTTAAACTGAGCGCATTACTAGTTACCTCCCCAAAGGCTCCGCTTTCGATATACTCTGATAGCAGTGAAGAACGGCTTCCAATTCCTCCAGAAGGTGGCACCAATGAATTAATTGAAGCCACGTACATTTTACGTAAAACTTCGAGATCGGAATAAGTCAGGTCTCTAAGAGATAATATTAAATGCCGCCTTTCTTTATGAGAAAAGTTTTTTGTAGCTATTGCCAATGTCATGTGCGCGTAAAAGGTTACCTTTTCATCTTCTATTTCACCTGCACATGCTGTAAGAAGCGCGTGAAAATCAGCTTCAGGAACATCTATATTTTCAATATCAGCGGCATCAATACTGTTACCATTTTCTAGCAGGTAGCGACAGTAGGCATCCATCCTCTGCTGACTTAGTCTCTGTCTATAACCCCAAGCCCACTCAACCATATTAGTTACTGCACCACCACCAGCTAATTCCATACCGCTTCTGAGAATTGATAATATAAATTTATTCCTTTCTCCGTGGTTTTCTGAAATTTGCATCACTACTCCTGGTTTAATGAGAAAAATCACCCCACCGGAAAGATGAGGCTTAATAACTAAAGGTTATCAGGTTGGTTCACAAAATGTCTTTATAGGTCTTATGAGCTTTCCTTGGCTGTTCGACAGGCTCGCTTAACGGACGCCGGAGATATATCGAAACGCTCTGCTGTAGCTTTAATGCTGGCGCTGTTCTCCTGACGCCACTGAGCTACATCCTCATCATTGATGACCTTCTCCCGTCCCAGGGCTTTCCCTTCTGCCTTGGCTCGTTTGATGCCCGCTATTTGTCGCTCCTTGATGTTGGAGCGTTCAAGCTCAGCCATTGCAGTTAGCATAGTTAGCATTGCCTTGCCCATCGGTGTACTCATGTCGAAGCCTTCACGTAACGACAACACCGCTACGCCTTTAGCCTTGAGCAAGTCCACCGTTTCTAATACGTCAACGGTATTGCGCCCTAGACGGTCGATGGCATAGACGATGATGGTATCACCCTCACGGACGAAGTTTAGAAGCTCCCCGAGTCCCTTTCTGTCTTTCGCTTTGATAGCACCTGAGGTCGCCTCATCGACAAACCAGCGGTCAACTTTGTGCCGTTCTTCGATGGTCGCCCGCTGCGTATCAGTGGACTGGTCTTCTGTGCTGACTCGAACATAAGCGATAGTGGCTGACATCAGGTAGCTCCTTCATGGTGGCTCATTAACTATGGCTCATAATGTAGGGCATGGCTCAATGAATATCAACACCTATGAGCCAATTTTTCAGATGGCTCAAGGAATGGATCGCAAGGTGTACCTTTTGAGCCAGGGATTAACTATCCAAATGGTGTCAGCTAATCGTTGTTTTAGGCGTGTCTGGTGCGTCAGTCACGTTGATTTATATTTGATTTTAAGTACCCGCTGTTCGATGGGCTATCGTTAGGATCATGTAAATTAAGCCAAACAGTATCTATCCGCCAGCAAAACATATCGACATAAAGGTATAAAACATTGATTATAAAGGGTTTACACGCATATTTATGCCTTGTAGCTTCTTTGCTGCTGGCGCTCAGTGAGGGCGCTGAAGTAACACTATCAGATAGCTATAAGGAGTCGAACCAATGTGGATCAAACTAGAACGCTGGGGAATCGAGGTAGGCGTTAGCGGCCTTCTCATCAGACTTGTTATCAATGATGTCTTTATCCGTATACCGCTGGTTGGTGTGGTGGCATGGAATCCCCACGCCTTGTGCTTTGATCGGTGGAAAGATGTCAAACATGACAGGGCACACAAGCTGCAAATGCCCTAACGTTGATCGGTGGGGATGGACGGTGAAGGCAACCGCCAACCATCCCCCTGGGTATCAAAAAAGCGACTTACTGATAGGCCATAAATGCTAGTTCTGCGGGGTTACGGGGAAGTCTAGTCGCTATATACCTATCAATACCTGCTCAGATATTCGCCGTAAAATAACCGCAAGGCCAGCCCCTTTGGAGTCCCGTTCCTCTCTGTCAGTTAATCACAAGCGAAGCTATAGACCTACCGATTACCGTTGGCCTCTATACCTCAAGAAAAGCCGGATCGTTGGTATCCACTGACTCCCCACGGACCAGCAAGAAGAACAAAACCAAGGCTGTTTCGAGAACCTGGGTTTCCTCCTTGAAGGAGTCGGTCACGGAGCTTCTACACGGCCCGCTTTCGCGTGATTTTCTAAGTTGGAGCATGACCCTTTTACCTGGGCAATCTTTCCGCTCACCAAACGCCTTGGCATCAAACCGCATCAACTCATCGACAACAGCCGGTGTTATCAGCAAGTCAGGCTCGATAAGATGGATCAGAAGGTTTCTCCTGCTGACGGTCTTGTAGAGATGCCAAAGCTTAGTCTGTGGCGCTTGCCCCTTCAGCTTGTCTACGGATCGGACCTCAAGTGTCATATTACCTCTTTCTCTTTCCTCGTCTCCTTCCAGGAGCGGCCACTGTTCGTCTGGGCATATGAAGATATTTAGTCCGCTGCGTCTTTAGGAAATGACACCGCGACTCATGGCCTTATGTATGGTGTTCTCTCTGAAAAAAATAGAAGGGCAATCCCTTCGGAATCTCTCAGATTTTGCACAGAACCGCCGCTGTGGTTGCTACAACTCTCGACAACTGTGAACGCAAGTGAACTTGCTAGCGAGAGCTATCAAAATGAGCAACAACCAACTGACAGTCGCAGACATCACCGTTCGCCAGGACGACGCTGGCCGTTACAACCTCAACGATCTTCACAGGGCAGCCGGTGGTGAACCGAGACACAGACCTTCACTATGGCTTGAGAATAAACAAACCCGAGAACTAATAGACGAGCTTGAGGGCGAAGCAGGAAATCCTGCTTTGGTTTCATTGCATGGTGGCCGATCACCAGGAACGTTCTCTTGCAAAGAGTTGGTCTATGCCTATGCCACATGGATTAGCCCGAAGTTCTATCTGAAAGTCATTCGTGCATACGATCAGCTTCAGACTGAAGGCGTTGCGGTATCTGAAAGTGCCGCTGGTGATCTGCTCACATCTGAGCCTTTCACCAGTTCTTACCTTTTCTTCACCAGCAACATACATACCATCCTTGCGGATAGCTGGTAGCACGATCTTAGTGACCCAATCTTGAAAGGCTTTCGCTTCACGCTTGTCCGAACGCATGACCAGCTTGTACAGGCCGGACTCGGAGATAAGCCAGACATTCTTAATACGTGGGTCGAATGCTGAGGGATGAATCCGATTCACCCCTTCCAATTTCTTCTCGCTATCGTCCAGCTTCCTCAGTGCGGAAGCCGTGTTGAGCTTCCCGTTGTAGATGTAAACATCCAGGGCGCGGCACACGTCTCCAGTGACGAACCAAGGCTCACCGCCCTGATCCACAACACGGATGTTTAGGTCCAGCCGTGAGATTGCTGAAGTGGTGGAGTCTCGCCATGACAGCGTTAAGCGAACTATTAGATCACTCCGTCAGAAACACAACATCGGTCCTCCACAGGTTGTGGAATACCCCGATAGCCTTGGACGGCCCGCTGTGGAATACCACGTCAACCAACGCGACAGCTATGTGATCGTCGCTCAGCTATCCCCTGAGTTCACCGCTCGTTTGGTTGACCGTTGGCAAGAGTTGGAGAAACAGGTAGCCCAGCCCCAGGTTCCCCAATCGTTCGCCGAGGCGCTACGTCTGGCAGCGGATACTCAGGAAAAGAAGGGACTGGGCCGAATTCTCGGCCGAGCGTAACTAGGACTACCGTGTATACGTCTGATTGGCCCAGCCAGAGCCGCCATACGATCTACCGCTGTTGCTACCGTATGAATTGTTCTGAGGCTGCATACCAGCTACTTGGGTCGCACCGCTCGCGGCGGTTGACGCCATACCAGCATAAGCTGCCCCCTTGGAAGGCGCTTGTCCTTTCGGTACTGAGTTGATGCGGTTGACCGCCTGGGTCTGCCTGGACTGTTTCTGACGTTGAAGCTGTCCAAGTGTCCAATTCAGGTTTCGGTCGATGGTTGAGCGGTCTCGGGCAGCGGCACCAGAAATATCCCGTAGGCCAGCACTCACCGAGTTACCTGTGATACCTGCCTCACCGGCAGACACACGCGCCCGCGCCATCTGAGAGCGAGCTTCCCTAGTCCGTTCCTCTTTCTCTTCGGTAGCTTTCTGCTGCTCCTGGGACTGGCGTGTATTGATGTCGCCATACTCCCGACCGAGCGCCTTATAGGTGTTCTGGCGGTTTTGCTTGTACATGTTCCGCTGTGCTTCAGCCCGATCGACAGCCGCTTCATACTGCTGCTGTTGGCCGTAAACCTGTGCGCCAGTGCTGATGGCCGTCATTGTGGTAGCTGCTATCATGTATGGATCACACATTGTCGTACTCCTTCACTGTCTGTCCTTCCGCTCCTGCTACTGCTAACTTATCGGCCAGTTCGTTCTCTGGATGTCCATCGTGACCACGTACCCAATCGAACTCGACAGAGTGAACCGCTAATAGGTCATCGATCTGTTGCCACAGGTCGGCGTTCTTTACGGGTCGCTTACTCGCGGTCTTCCAGCCTTTGCGCTTCCAGTTGTGTAACCATTGAGTAGCACCGTCCATGACGTATTTGCTGTCAGTGGTAAGCTCGACAGAAGATGACTGTTTCAGTGCTGACAAGGCTTCAATGACAGCGGTCAGTTCTGCGCGATTGTTCGTCACTGGCTCCCCTTGGAGTTTATCGGCCAACTTCAGGCGATGTCCTGAGGCGCTCAGGAGAACGGCTCCCCAACCTGCTTTGGGGTTTTGCTGACCATTATTGGGACAGGCTCCATCCGTGAAAATACGGACTGTGTTTGATGGGGTCTCAGCGGTAGTAAGTGTGTTTGGTGCAACCATGATTTTTCGTCCTCATTGTCGGAGACAGTCGGTTCCCTTTCAGGCAGACGGACCAACAGACGGACGAAGCCGCCAGCCTGACCGACTGTCTGCGAGAATGTGCTGGTATTGATGAAATGGAATCGCTCAAGGGATGAGCGTTTGGATAGTCTGGGGGCTGGTCTATCGGCTTTGCTGACTGGCGTAATAGTCTGTGTGGAAATGCCACCTCATCGGGCACCTATAACGCTATGCGTAAGATGGTCGTAACGATGGGCCTGATTCGTGGTTGCACCACGGTTGATTACACACGCTGTCGATGAAGCCAATAGATGATGTGAGTGGTGATCTAAAAGATGACCTGTAAGACTTACCTGAAAGAAGTAATCTCAGGTGCCAGTCTTCTAGATCCCCCGCCACCCCGTAGTCAGCCCAACAGAAACACTGTCAGGTCGCTCGGATTGCGCTCAGGGCCACCACCTCCTGAGAATCCTTCCGCCGTTCTTCAGGGCATCCAAGACCCAATGTCAGGTCAAATATGGATGCTCAACGCTGCACACCTTGAGTCTGTCGGCGGGCGAAGCCGAGCAAGACACTTAGCGGCAGCTTGAACGGGCTGTGTCGGGTTGATCCTGTTCTCATGCATCCCAGCGAATGGGACCGTTACTAAGGCTCTCCCGAAAGCGATTAAGCTACGGTTATGACGGGGCGAAGGTTGATCTCAGTATGCCGAGCCTTCTTAGATTGCCCCCAGAAGAGGCAGTCCTCTTCCTGAGGTGCAGGGTAATCAATTTGGACTTTTGCGGCCTCCTGAACGCTTTGATAGAAAAATCAGTAGTGATGCCCTGCTGAAAAAAGAAAGCGCCTTGAGCGTCAACACAGCCACTTCTATCGGGGGTGGTAAATCAGGGCGTAGAAAGTTGGTTGCTTCCTTGGCACAGGCTCAGCGCAATATGTCCCCAATCGTCGCGGCTAGTTCTTCACCTTTCTCGGTAAGGTGGATGAGCTTCTTACGGCGTTCTTTGGGGTCTTCCTCTGTCCAGACCAAACCGAATCCAGGTTTATCGTGTTCTTCCCACTCGGACAGAACAGCAATCGTTCTTGAGCATGTCGCCTGTTTGGTATCGGTCTGCTTTCGGAGTTCGTGCATTGAGATGCCAGGATTCGCCGCGATATAGGTGAACAGTGAAGCCATCTTGAAAGTCATGTCTGAATGAATCTGGCGAAATTCTTGGATAACGCTCAGGGCGCGCCGCAAGTAGATTCTTTCGCTCAGGGGTAGTGGTTGGGGCTGGCTGTCCATTATGTGGTTCCTCTTTGTGGGCTACAGGAATCGTATGCTTTGATGCCTGGCGTCACAAGCCACAGCAAACCGAACGTCTAACCAGCGGGCAAAGAACACGGCCAGCTTTGGATGCGCCCAGGTGCCGCCATACCGTCCACGGGTTGAAGAAATGAGGGGAATCCCCCTCAATACTTGTTCTAATTCATTTATGTATTCATCGGTGGACTTCAGCTTAAAGAACTCACGTTGATCCTTACCGAACTGCTTAGCGGCCTTCGTCATGTTGAAGTAACCGTCTTCTCGGAAGGTCAGGGTCTTGCCGTTCCACTGTTTGGTAGCAATTGAGGTTTGTTTGATCTCAACATCAGCCAATAAAGATGAGAACCAGAGATGAGAGCGCCCCCAAGCGGTGCGGCCTTGGAAGAGGACCAGTCTGACCAGCCCTCTTCTCGATGATTATGGCTCTATATGCATTTGCCTATCAGCTACCGTTTAGCTTACGGTATTCCGACATCATTTTTCTCAGCTTTCGTTCCCGCTTTAAGCTCCAGTCATATTCCTTGGCCGTTAAATTTCTATTTTGCCGATCTTCTCCATTCCAAAGCATGTCTTCCAGTTCTTGTGCTTCCCGAGCCATCTCTTCGTAAGTCGGTCCAATCCAAACCTTTCGAAAAGGGTTGTATCCCTTTTGGACACAAACGATGACGCCAACCGCAATGCAGACACCTAGAATACGAACCGACATCAAATCGGCCTCTTGCCCCATTTTCACGACATATCCTGAAGCCAGGAACAAGACACCCGCGACAATTGCACCCAAATTCCGACCATTCATACCGCTCTACCCTGTCTTATTTGCTCAACAATCAGCCTAAATTGGATGAGCATTTGGCATCAACCAATGGTTACACTAGATTCAATACAGGTGGCTCAGGTCTAGCCCCCTATACTCAAGTTGACACATGGCCTCATTCAGCACGTCTAGCGAGTACCCTGCCCCGTACCTACCAGACATCCCCGATTCGCTATGGCCCTGTAGCGCGTCCATGATGTCTTTGGAAATGCCCGAGTTTCTACAGGCGTCCTCGAAGTTGTGGCGTAGCGAGTGAAAAGCGTTTTGCTCACGTTTGACCTTGAGATCAACAAGCAGCGATATGAAGCGCTTGGAGTAAACGGACGAATAGTAACCATCATTGCCCATCCGCATGTCTGGGAACACCCGTTTGTTACCTTGCTGGCGCATCTTCTGGACATGCTCAAGGAAACCTAACCGCTTCAACTCGGGATGGATGGGCGTCTGTCGGCGACTGCCAGGGTTTTTAAGCTTTTTATCATCACCATCAACGTTGATGTCTATGATGTCGATACCATCTATATTTTTCACATCAGAAACATACAGTTGCAGGATTTCCTGCATCCTCGCACCGGTAAACAGACCAATCAAAGGTGCCCAATACATACCCGAGTTCGTGGGAATTAAGGAGCCTGGCTGTTTCCAAAAGTGCAGTGACTTACAGCCGGTGAATACTGGAGCCTGGAATATCGTCTGAAGCTCGCTCAACGTGAAGGGGTCGCGTTCTTCCCGAGCGCTTTTCTTGATGGTGACTTTCAGGCCGTTCAACGGGTTGGGCGGGCATTCATCATATTGCTTCGCTGCCCAATTCCAAAAGGCACCGGCGTAGCCAATCAGCTTGTTCACGTTCTTGGCGGACATTGGAGCCATGCCCAATTCGCTAGCTCGCTCGGCTGCCCTATCGACACGAAGCCCCTTGAGTTCTTTCTGTTTCGTCCAGTTGCTAGGAAGCTTCATCAGCGTTGACTTGAAAGCCCTACCGTCAGCCTTTGCATAGGCGGCCAGCGGCTTATCCCCCGCCACGGTGATGAATTTATCGATGGTGGCGCGATGATCGTTAGTAGTCTTTTGAGACCATCCAGGCGATTTCTCAGCTATCCATTCTTCAACGACAGCCGAAAGCCGAACACCGCTCCTAGCGTCTGCCTCTGGAACGGCGGCCTGTGAAACCTGAGAGCTAACGGTTGGTGTAGGCACCACCTCGCCTTCATTACGCGCTTGTTGGTCTTTACCTGCCCGTATATAGGCCGCTTGGATTGCTCGGACTAGAGGTCGCCAACTCGGGGAATCAGGAGACAAGGACAGCTCAACACCATCCCATGACAAAACATCTTCAGCCTCGCCCTTGAAGAAGACATCTTGTTGACCACGGGCATAGCTGCGGCGAGTGGATGCAAGGCTATCATCAACTTCCTGGGCGTACTCATCGAAGTCCCACCGCTCCCAGTCTGTTCCTGGTTCCCCTGGTTCTTCCTCAAAGATGCCTTCTGTCCTGATGTCTTCGTCTTCATCCAATATCGAAGCATGGTAGAGACTTGCAAGGCGCTCTATCTGTTCATCGGTTAGGTAGTCTAGGGGCTTGGCTTGGGCTGATACCCAACGGCGGTGCTTATCAAACTTTCTGTCGACCTCAACCGCAGCTTTACGGACAAGCCGCAACGCTTCGTGATAGTTGGAGGTATTGAGGGAAAAGGTCTCTTCCGCTTTGGGGTAACTGCCCTGGATGTCTTGGGGGATGGCTGCCCGATGATAGTAACGAGCGCCACGGCGATACAGGCGAGGATGTCCGGTAACTTTCACTGTGCTCATGGCCTCCCAATGTAACACCTCACTGGGGCAGCCAGAAACAAAAAAGCCCCGAGGTCAGTATGTTACTGATTCCTCAGGGCCTCATGTCTGTATGGCGGAGGGACAGGGATTCGAACCCTGGAAAGGCTATTAACCTTTGCCGGTTTTCAAGTTACATGATTATCAAGCAAGCACCACTAAAACACTGACATATAAGGGATTTCGCGCCGGACGCCCGTGACAAGATCCCCTTGTAATGCCCTCAAATTCCCTTGTTGTGACAGGAGGCACCCACTGTCAGTCACGAATCCGTCACAGCGATATTCCCGCCTTGAGGCACTCGAAAAAACCCCACCGCCTCGTCTACTCTTTCCTTATGGAATTATTTAATCAGTGGCACTACATCTTTGAGTTCACCGACGCCGAGCGCGCCAAGATCCAGGCCGAAACGCGACTGCTCACTCACCGAGCGGGATACGGCATTTTGGTTGGCGTGATCACGACCCTGGCCGTCTTCCTGTCGCAGTGGCCCTGGATGGGCGAGCCTCACCTAATCCATGGCTACGCCACCTACGGCTCGCTGCCGGCTGGCCTGGTGGTCGGGCTTCTGACGCCCCACTGGATCACTTGGCACTGCTACAAGCGCTGGCGTGATGTATGGACACCCCTGGCCAGGTCCAGGCGAGAGCTGAAGGGCCTGGAGACCCAGCCACCCACTCGCCCGGCTACGCTTATCGAGATGGTCGATCGTCGAGTGATCAAGCTAACCCCAGGAAACTGCACGGCCCTGCTGATGTTCGGCTTTTTGGCCATCGCCATGATCCTCGGGCCAATCCTGATGCTGAATCCGATTACCCGCGCACTGGCCGCCCTATTCTTGTTGTGCAGCTTCTTTATCTCCCTTCTCTTGGGTGACCGCCTGGGGCGTCATTAACGCCCCAGTACCTCGCGACGGTACTCCCTGTTGAAGTAATCCACCTCAGACTCGATAGCCTCTTCGATTCTCTCGACGGCCTCGTTCCGTTCATCTTCCGAGATTGCTTCGTCAGCCTCGATCGCGTCGCGCTCACTGCGCAGATCTTTGAGAACCTGCTCAACTTCAGTGGCCACGTCGAAGAGGTCGATCTTCGCCTGGTGGTTACGGTAGAAGGCCTCGGCCTTGTCGGCCGGCAGGTTATCCAGCTGCTCGGCGTATTGCCCGACTTCGTCCCGGCGCTGATAGAACGTATCCATGTCACCGTAATCGCTCACGCTGCCAAGAATCTTGCCGACGAACGGTATACGCCAGCGCTCCATCTTCTCACCTTGAGCAACGCGAGAAATAGCATCGACAGTCTTCTCGGTGAAGCCGTAGGCACCACCACCGTAAAAGTTCGTGAGGTGCTGGAAGGTCTCCGGCGCGATATCGACACTGCCTGATACATACTCGCTTCCGCCGGTGAGCTTGTTGAGGAACTCGGCGAATGACTTGTAAGCGTTCGGCGTCGATCGGAATGACCGCGAGCTGTCCGGCGAGGGCGTGCCAAACGGGAACTCTTCCCGGTAAATCGGCTGCCCTGAAAAGTCCTCGTTAACCGCCAGCTGGGTGATCGAGCGCAACAGTGTGGGCGAGATGTTCTTCGCCAGCACATTCTCTGCATCATCGGACCCCTCAAAGCCCACCGGGCTAAAGCTGCCAAGAGCCGCGAGCATAAAGTCCTGGCCAGCGCTGACAAGGTCTTTCTCGCCACTCAGGACCGCCTCAAAATGCGTGCCAATAACGGAAAACACGTTGTACCCATAGGGCAGCGGAACCGAGACATAATCCTTGTCGCCGGTCATGAGAACCAAGTTCCGCTCCTTGATATAGCTTGGGACTTTATCCCAGTACAGCTGGCCATCCTCGTCCTCGTCGGAAATCATCCGGTTAAACATGCTGAGCACGAACGAGCCGGTGACCATGCCAGCCGCAAGCTTTTGGGCCAGGTTCATTCTCGACCAAGCGTTGATCCGGCTTTTTCCTCGCTGAGGCGGGTCGATCGTGACCATGGCCCTGGCGAAGTTGGCCGTACCCTGCACGCTGGCATTGAAGAACATGTAAGCCGAGTTGAAGAGCGTGCCTAGCTCGCCCCGACGGTTAAAGTTGACGGTCATGTTTTTGGCCAACGATGCCGCCTTAGGCCGTGAGATACCGGCTTTCCGTGCATTGACGTAGGCGCTCAGACGAACCGCGTTCTCAACTGCCCCGTTGACGTTTTCAACAAAGTCGGCGGTGGCCTTGCGCCCTTTGAGCATGGCTGCCATTGAACCACCGCTGGACCTGCGCATCATCTTCTGGATAGCTTTGGCCTGGCTGTCGATGTCCTTCATGTCGAAGTAGCCCGTCTTGGCACCATCTTCCATGAACTCCTGGAAGTAATGATCCCAGATGCGCCCGGGTCCGGTGGACCGAGAGGGCTTACCTGACAGCCCCCGGTAGGCGGCGCGCATGGCTGGACGGATATCGCGAGCCGTCTGGCGAAGGATATGCTTGCCTTTGATCTTGCCGTCTTCGCGGGTTTGCTCAGCCGAGAGGTTGAGCATCGCTGTTTGGACGTCGCGCAAGAAGTTGCTGATCAAGAACTCCGGGTTGTAGCTCGTCACCAGGCTTGCCATCGTGCGCACGACGCCACCGATACCCCGGACCAAGATGTTGTTGCTCTCAGGCCCGACGTTGCGCATGGCGTTTAGCAGGCGCTCGTTATGGAGCTTGAGGTAGAAGGTCTGGCCGTTCGACTTGACCTTGAAGTAGCGGTCATTCATTTCCATGGCCACCGGGGCCAGCTCGACAAAGATCCGCTTCTCGCCGGTATCCGGATCGGTGCGGGTGACCTTCTGGCGCTGGACGTCAGGACGATCCCGAGTGAAAACCTCCCAGACGTCAGGGTTCGGGTTGTCGTTCATGAGCGAGAGCAGGGATTGCCCCACCTCGTTCTTGCGCCGGCGGACAAGCGACTGGGTGGTATCCACGATCGCCTGAGTAGACGGTGAGGCGGCCTTGGATCTACGACCAAGCGAGGTCCGGGCCTCGCTGCCAGAGATCTCGAAACCTCGTCCCGTGCTCTGACGGCGGGCACCCTGCTCTCCGCCCGGCGCGTCCTCATCCCGAGCCCAGCCCTTGAGTGGTACATAGGCCTCGTAGCTGGCCTCCCAGGCGTCCACGGTGCCATCGGTCTCTAGTCCGCCCTCTCGGATCGCCTCTCGGCGAAGCCGGAGCATTTCATAGACGATGTTGGCCAGGCGATCGAAGTCCTCCTGCTTGCCGCTGTTCTCGACCATCTCGATGATCTCGCTGGCCTCAGCGTTCGTCATGCCAGAACCGCCATCCTGGTAGCGGCTGTCGCCTGGGTTTCGCTCGGCGATGACTTGGTTGCGCTCTGGCGCGTGTCGGGCATACAGGTAGGCGTCCAATGCCGCCTGCTCGATGTCGGTCTCGGCCAGGCCATCAGCCAGACGTTTAACGTACTGCTCCTCGAGGTTGCGGAGATCCCGCTCGGTCTTGCCGTGGAAGAGCTCCTCGGCCAGGTAGGCATCGTTTTCCTCGTTGACCTGACCACCGGTCTCCTGGATCTTCTGCTCCAGACGCTTAATCGGCAGCATCTTGTCGGCGATCTTGCGCAGGAAGGTGTCTGTCAGGGATTCATCCGGCAGTCCGAAACGGGTCGAATCGTTGTCGCTGTAGGCACCACCGGGCGGCTCCTCGATATTGACGCTCGAATCCTCGCTGGCCTGGCCGGCATCGTTGTCGAGACTGTAGCGAGGATCTGTATCAGCGCGGCCCTCGGTCCAGGCCCACTCGGGCATCAGGCCTGTCTTCTGGTCAGCAAAGACTGTATCCAGGATCCCGGCGGTGCGGTTGTGCTCACCGTAGGGGCCGAAGTTCAACCAGCTGTTCTGACCCCGGGTCTCGCTGGTCAGGGCGCCAATAGCGGGGCCGTGGAACAGCCGGACGTGCGCCTGCCAGGCATTCTCCTCCCCGCGAGCGCGGAACCCAGCCCCTTCCAGGCCGTGGCCGAAGGCGTCGTGAACCGCTCGGAACAGGTCGTTAGCCAGCACTCGGCGGCGCGGGCCGTCCGGTGAGCCGAACGCCCACTTGATTCCGGTATCTTCGAGCAGCGGGTTGTCGGTTGGGTCGAAGTCCTCGTCGGTGCCGAAACCGTCCTCAGTGGTGAACACCGCCATTCGCTTATTGACCCGCAGGTCGCGCATCGCGTTCCAGGGGTTGCCGTCGTAAGGGTCGGTTTCCCCGTCGAAGAAATAGAACTCGTAGCCCGCATTCACCAGGGCATCATACTGAGCCCGGGTCTGGCGGACGAGATCCTGGTAGGCTTCCTTGACGCGCGGATCCTGGGGCGCGTGCTCCATCTCTTCATAGGCCTGAGCAATTCGCTCGGCCCGCTCGACATCGACCTCTACGTATTCGGCTTGCCTTTGGAGGTCGATTCCGTTTTGTTCGGCGTATCGCTCGGCGACTCGGTTGAGCTCCGGGTCCGGCCCTGTTGCCCCTCGTATAGTCGGCGTACCCTCAAGCGGCGTTGTGCCTCGGCTCGGCGCCCGTCCTCCTCGGTTTCCGGTCGATTGACGTCGTCCTCCGTCATTGGTGTCTCCTGTCAGTGAGTAGCGCGGATCAGTTCCCTCGAAGGGGTTGTAGCTCGGATCGTAGACCATGTAGACCACGTCCGGTTCGCCGCCATTGAAGGGGGCGAATAACTCTTTATCCCACCCCTCGGGGCGATAATCCTCATTCCAGCTATCCCGGCCAACCTCCTTGAAGCCGTTCACGGCATAGATATCAGGAAGCACTGTATCAAAGCCGTCGAGCTTAGTACCGCCTTGCTCGACAGCGAGGACCAGCATCGGATGAACCTTACCACCGCCATCAGAGAATACACTAACGATGTCGCCGTCTTCCTTGATCGCCAGACCGCTCTTCCCGTCCGGCGTCATGAACAGGCGCATGTTCTGGTAGTCGTTGGGAGGATAGACGTAGACGGCGGCGCCGTACTTGGATTGCTTCTTCGACTCGTTGATGGCGTCGGTGAAGCGGCGCGCGCTCTCGGGTGAGGTATCCAGCTCCTGCAGCTCCACCTCAGGGAGGCGGGTATCGCGGAGAAGGTTCCGGAATGCGGGTTTCGGGCGGTAGCTGGCGACTACCCCCCGAAGTCCTCGATCATTTCCAGGGCTTCTGCGCGTGAAACTCCGTGCCGTCTCATGACCATCTCGGCCAGGTCGTTGGGCGGCGAACTCTCTCCGCTGCCGGTCTCTCTCGCTAAGCTCGCGGCGCTGGCCGTCTCGGGATCCAGGCCTTCCTGGAAGGGCTCGGGCAGCATTGCTTCCCCTTCGGCCTCGAGGTGCGCTTCCGGATTCTCCAGATCCGGATAGGCCAGCTCCAGATACATCTCTCTGGTAAGTGGCAGTTCCTGCCGGATCATTAGCTGTACGATCGGATCCTCCCCAGCGGTTGAAATCAATTCCGCCGGCGTGATCCCAGATCTGTCGTCTTGTCTGCTCAAGAGTTGCCCTCCCGTTCTTGAAGTCAGTCCATACATCTACAATTTTAGCAGTGTTGGCGGCCTGCGCCTTATACCCAGGCCGAAAGAGTTCGCGGATCATCTCCCAAGTTATGGACTGCATCTCTCGAGGCAACACATCGCGCTTGGCAGCGGCGTTCCGATACGCCTCGGCGTAGATGGCGTAAGTCCCGCTGATGCCGTAGGCGCTGTTACTTCCCGGGCCGGTCTCGCCCGTCACGTTGCCGCCGAAGTTGTGGAGAACCTCTCGAGAGCCTCCGGCCAAGGGCTGTAGCAGGCCAGCTGCCACGGCGTGAGTGTCGATGGTCACGAAGCCACGCTGGCTGTTGGGCGCGACGATATTGTTGTAGAAGTTGCGGACTTTGTGCTGGCCACCCAGCTGGGCGTTGAGATTGGCATCGCTGCCGTCGCGCAGCAGGTCGACCGCTTTCTTGATCTCGTTGTTGCTACCCCAGGCGACCTTGGCGTTCTCACCCCTGTCGGTGGTGGCAAAGTCGCCGAGGCTGCCGTCCGGGTTGATGTTGCGATAGGCGCGATCGTTGAAGGTCTCGTCGAAGACGCGGATCCAGGCGCCCTGGCTCATGGCATCCTCGATCTCCGATAGCCGCTTGCCCTCGATCGTCTGACGCAGTGACGCGTAGCTGTCCTTGCCATAGACCCGGTTGAGGGTGTCGGTCATGGCTGGCGACCAGGCGGTATTCTGCTGCTCGGTCCAGGTGTCGAGAAGGCGCTCAGCAAGGCTGGCGTTCTGGAACCAGTCCTTCTGTGGGCTGAGGGCAGCGATAACACCGGCGGTCTGCTTATTACTGAGGCCATAGCGCTCGGCCCAGGTTCTGGATACCCGGTTCGCGCCTTCGTACCAGCGCTTAACCTGGTCGCGCACGTCGCTGGGCACCATATCGAACAGCCACAGCAGGTTGCTCTCGACGTGGCTGCGAAGGCGGGCCAGCTTCTTCTGCGGGGTGTTCGCTCCTGCTGTTGGTCGGAAGTTTGGGTAGTTCTCGATCAGCTCTGCCTGGCGCTCGTCGAGTTGTGCCTTGCCCAAGGTCTTAATATCCAGCTGGCCGTAGTTGGCCTGGGGATCGAACGTCTTCTTCATCGCCTTGGGGAAGCGGACGCTGACGGTCGGCGCGTTCTTGACTCGCTTGGGCAGCCCCTTCTCCCCCTCACGGATCCGGTAGCGAACCGTGTCGCCACCCCCTTCACGGCGAGCCAGGGCTGCCTGTGAATCGGCAATCAGGTCTACGATCTCCTTGCGTCCCCATTCCTTGGCCACCCGGGGTCCGAAAGCGCGGCGCAGCCAGCGGCGGATAGCGGAGACCATCCGATCCAGGGCGGTCGAGCTCGGATCGGTTTGAGCCAGATGGGCGGCGTACTCTTCGGCCACCAGCCGGTTAGCCCCTTGCCGAGATAGCCCCTCGAGCTGACCTGCATAGAGTTCGCGGATCCGGTCTTTCCACTGCTTCGGCATATCGCGGTAGATGCCACCCAGCGCGGGGTCGAGGTCACTGCCCAGCCGCCGACGAACGCCCAGGTGAAAGGCCTCGTGGAGGATCGTGGAAGCGGTGTCGGACGTGCCGTTTGCGTTAGCGGATACTACCCAGATGGTGCCGTTGTCCTGCACCCCTTTGACCATACCTTGAACGCCGTCACGTTCGATGGCCTTACGCAGTGGGGCCGGAAGACCGTTCTCGTTAGCGACGGCCTTGACTGGAATGCCGGCATCGGCGGCACGGCGAACGACAGCTTCAACCTCCCTTTGGGCAAGCGTCTTCTGTGTGGCGCGATAACGGGTGTCTTGGCCAGCCTGGCCCTCGTCAGCGGCAGCCTCATCACGTGCCTGGTCAGGATTGCGCTCGGTGGTAACCTCCACCGCCTGCACCTCATGGCGCTTAAGCGAGGTTCGGCCACCGCTCTGGAGATTCTCCAGCCACACCTCGCCGCTGTCGGCGTACTCCAGTACCTGGTACGGGGTATTGCCGCGCGCGTAACCAGTGCGGTTGTTGAAGGTAACGGTATCGCCAGGCTCGGCGTTATTCAGGGCAGACTTGAGCTGCTCAACCCGCCGGGCTTTTCGCTTGTTTCTGTCCTGGGTTGTTGCAGCTGACCGACCGCGCTGACGAGACTTATCGCCAGCACCCTGGTTCCGAGGCTTGCGGTTGCTGCGCTGATTGCGCGTTGGAATCTTGCCGAACGGCTTGGTGGTATCGCCATCACGCGACCAGGAGCGAACCTCGTCGGTGGTACTCTCGGTGATCTGCCCCAGGCCATTCCATCCTTCAGGGTAGTTGGCCAGGTAGCCGCGACGGGCCGCCTCCTTGGAGGGGAAGCCGACCATGACCTTGTGCTCGTCGAAATTACCCTGCTCGTCCAGCTGGTCGATGACGTAGGTTTTGCCAGTGTCGGGCTGATCGCCGACAAAGACATCCACGTTGTCGCCGTCGGCACCCCGCGTGCCCTTGATATCCCCATAGTCGTGGGCGAGAGTGGACGCCCACTCGTTGCCGTCGGGGTCAGTGCCACGGCGGGTGGAGCCTTTGGGGTTCTCGATGGCGACTTCCATGCCCTGAACGTTGGCCCGCCCCTTGCGGTAGTTGCCGGCCTCGGCCTGCGCTGGCGTCGGGCTGGTGTTGGTCTGCTGGCCGGCTTCCTCGATACGCGCGCGCGTTGATTGATCGCCTGACTCGATCGCCTCCATGGCCTGCTCCGGCGTCATGCGACGGATTTCGCCATCAGGATAACCAAGATCGCCCAGCTGCGTTTTCATATCGCGGGTGACCTGGGTCGGCGCCGAGGTGGGCGTCTGCGATTGCTCAGGCTCGCGCAAGCCCTGGGCTTGACCATCCGGACCAACGCGGACGCGGGGCTTCTGATCCTGGCCGACGCGGACGCGCGGCTTGTTCTGACGGCGCTGTGGTGCTTCCTGGCCAGATTCCTGCAGATCGGACGGGGCCTGGCTTTCGCTCTGATTCACCCTGTCGGCCACTTGGTTGTAGGTGTCACCGATCGTCTCGAGCTTCTGGCGGACCTGGTTGAGGCCTTCGTTGTCCTGGTTGGCCCGGGCCAGGGTCTCCTCCTCGAAGGCCTGCTGGGCCTGCCCAGCGGCGCTATCCAGGCGCTTGACCTCCTCATCGAGGCCCTGGTCGCTGGCTCGTTTGCGCAGGGATTTAAGCGCGTCGCCATCGACCAGCCCGTCACGCTGCTTGCGCTGATCGGGGCCGAGATCCTGACGCGGCTGGCGAATCAGATCGCCCGGGTGCGTCGGGGCCTGATCCTGCTGTTCGATCGTTTGGTTTTCCTGGCTAGCCTGGCGATCTTGGCCGGAGCGGGTTTCGCTGGTGTCGGGTGTGGCACCCGGCGTTTCCTCGAGCAGGTTGTCGGCCTCCTGCCCCTCCTGCGGCTGCTGGTCGATACCCTGAGGGCGGACCTCGGGCTCCTGCTGGCCTTCCTGGCCGCGCTGGCCGCGCTGGCCGCCTGCTGCAGCGCCCATGCCGGCCCCCATCGCACCACCGATCGCAAGGCCACCCATGGCCGCGTTGGCTACGTTATCGGTGGGCTCAATGTCTGAGTCGGCCTTGCCCATCACGATGTTCTCGGACACCTGCTGGCCGGCCTCCTGGGGCATTTCCTCGAAGACACCCTCGCCGACGGTGGTGCGAAGCATGGAGCCAAGTCGGGTATTAGGGCCGCCGGTCAGCACCCTGGAAAGCGCACGGTCACCCATACCACCAAAGGCACCGGTAGCCATCCCGGAGAGCACGAACGCCTGGCTTGAGGCATCCTCGGCAAGCTTGTTGCGTGCCTCTTCGAACTCCATGTCGCCTTCGCTCATCAAGCTTTTCATGGCTTCGGAGTCAGCCAGCTGCTCTTCGCTCATGCCCTTGATCTGCTCGCGGACCTCGCGCGAGGATCCGCCACCACCCATCAGGCCTTCGGCGATACCGCCAGCCAGGGTGGCTGTGGTTGCTGCGCGCTTGGCGGCTTTTTTCGGATCGATGCCTTTGGCCAAGTTCCATGCGTAAACGCCCTTGGACAGGGCCATCGAGGGTGCCATGGAGATAGCGGTCTCGGGGATCGACTCGGTGACCCCGGAGAAGTAGGAACGCCAGTCAGACCAAGCCGGACCTGGCTTGCCTTGCTCGCTATCCCACCAGGCTTTCTGGCGAGCCTCCCGGGTTTCCGGGGTCAGCTCTCTCTCGTTGCGCTCGATGCGATCGCTGAGGAGCTCCTCGGATTCCTTGCCGTTCATCCACTCATCGGCCTGGTCGATAGAGTCGACCACTTCCTCACCGAAGACGTTGCGCACCGCTTCACGGGTGTTGAGCGCCGCACGGTCTGCCCCCATGGATAGCAGGTTGCCGAAGTCGGTAAGAACATCCGGCTCCTCGTCGGGCTCTTGGGGCTCCACCATGTCGCCAAGGCCGCGCCGACGAAGGCCTGGGGCGACCTTTGAGGAGGGATCTTGCTCGTCCTCCTCGTTGCCCGGCAGCAGGCCATCCAGGCCCAGGTTGCGAAGCCCGTCCTCGAGGGTCTTTCTCCCCTTTGTCGCCAAGTCGTCATCATCCGCGACAGGGGTTTTCAGGCCCAGGGTTTCGGGTTGTTGCTGGCCCGCCTCTTCCATGGTCTCGGAAAGCGACGCCTCGGATTCTGACAGCTCATTCTGGAGACGATCCTGAGACCGCCGGCGAATAGTAGGGTGCGCGCCTTCAGTTTTCTCGCGTGATTCGGCCAGTTCCTCGCGTTGCTTGGCGACTTCGCCGACCGACTGGCTCAGTTCTGGATCGATGGCCGGCTGATCGCCACCCTCGCGATCTTCCATCAAGCCGACCACGGCCTCATTGAGGTTCGGATTGATCCGAGGCTTTTGGTCCTGCTTGTCCTCGATTTTTTGCCCCTGATCGACGCCACCGGAATAGCTGGCATCCGGCACTGACAGGCCGCCCGACTCTTCCGTCCCCTCACTGCCTGACTCATCTCCGCCATTCCGGAACACGTCGTTGGCGGTGGCATTGAAGAAATCGTCCCGTAGCTTACGCTCGGCGCCCTCGGGTGCCTTGGGTCTGACGTGGCGGTCATAGAATTTAGCGCGGACAGCTTGCCGAGTCTCCCAGCTTGACTCCTTGAACTCGGGTGACTCGGCGACCTGTTTCCAGGTTGGGGTCTTATTGCTCTCTTGGTTAGCGGCTTTCACAAGCGGCTCCTGCGTGGTGTTTTATCCCAGAACGCTCTGCAGAACGTCTTCAGCCTCCTCGTCAGGAGAGGGGCGAGAACGGTTGTCGCGCTCTCTGTCAGGGTTGCTGTCCCGATTCGATTCTAGTCCGGGGCGAATACCGCGATCCTGTCCAGACTCCCCTTCTCGGCCTGAGTTGCGACTGGTGTCTCGGCTTTGCTCAGTATCGCGTTCGGCGGGGCGCTCTTGGCTTCTGCCTTGACTGCCTTCCTCCGGGCCAGGCTCACGGAGGCCTGAGGGCGATCCGTTTGAAAACATCCTTCTCGACAACCGGTCGCGCCGAGAGGAGAGATCTTCGATCTCGGCCTCGATCTCAGCACGGCGATCTTCGCTCATGCGCCGCCAGGTTGCCCCGTCGTTGCGCATCTCGTTGAGTTCGTCGAGCTGCTGATTGAGCTGGTCAAGCTGAAGCTCGTTACGACGGAAGTTCTCCCCTTGGGAGCGGTTGAGCTTCCTCCAGGCATCTTCGCGGTCCTCGGCAATGCCTTGCGCGACCATGTACTCGATGTCTTTCTGCGTGCTGGTGGGGCGGTTCCAGTAATTGCTACCGGAATCTTCGCCGCCGGCACCGCTTTTCACCGGCTTGATCTCGCCAGTGGCGGTGTTGCGCTGGATCATCCCCAAGGTATCGTGTTCCTGCAGCTCCCAGTTTTCAGTATCGCCACGCAGCATCGACAGCACGGTGGCTGCTTGCTGTCGAGCCTCTGGATTCTGGAATGACTTGCGCAGGGCGCGCATGCCTTGTGTCTGGCGAGCCAAGCTTTCGACCGGCACCTCCATGACGGCATCATCGTCCTCGCGGTTGGAGCGCCCGTCGGTCATCGGCGCTCGGTAGGAGTTTCCTTTCTCGTCAGTTACCTCAAGATCCATGGTGACGCTATCGCCGCGTGTCCCCGGATAGACCCCAGTCACCATCTTCTGGCCACCTTCACCCTTGTTAACCTGAGTGCCAAACAACTGGTTAAACGAAGCCAGCGCCTCTGGGTCGTTGATAGAACTGTTTGAATTGGGATCAGTGACTCGCTCAGCTACGGCGAGGGCATCGTCGGTATCGTCATCAAGGGCCGGCCAGTATTTGGGGTTTTCGCGTAGCGTCTCGATCTCATCGTCACTGGGCTCCATGCCGTTGGCGATCTTGGTCAATGCGAACTCCACTTCCTTCAGGTCGCGCGCCCGCTCGATCTCCTCCTTCTCCATTTTATACTGTTCGCGCTGCATCTCGTGCCGTTCCTGGGCGCGCTCGCTCTGCTCCTGGCCTCGCTGGTACTGATCCATGAGGCTGAAGCCCTGCTGGAAGCCGCTCGCCAGGCCGCGTGTGTCGAGTCCGTCAGCCATATTCGTCTCCTACATTATGTCACTGGCCAGCAGGCCGACTCCGGCACCGACCAGCGCACCGACTGGCCCGCCTGCCGTGCCGCCCATCTTGGCGCCGGCCATGGCACCGACCCCAGCACCAGTGCCCACCGCCTGCATTGTCTGCTGCTCTTCAGCCTGCTCCATCTGGTCTTCTAGATACCTGGCCTCGCGCTGCTGGCCAGACAGGTCTTGAAGACCCTGCATGGCCTCGCCTTCCATCTCATCGCGAAGCCCTAATAGCCCATAACTCATTGATCCATGACCTTATCGGGAATATTTGATAGCCCCATTCCGCCGGCGAGGACGGCCTGCTGTCGGTCCTGTGCGGAAATACGAGCTTGGTTGCCGGCACTCACCTGGGCAGCGGTTCGACGAACATTTCGCTCGCGGCTGTCGGCGGCTTGCTGGCGACTGCTTCTGCTTACCCCGAGCCCTTGTTGCCACTGTTCGCCGGCTTGCTCGCTGGCATCGAAAGCATGCCCCATAGCCTCCCGGGCCTGACTGGCCGAGCCTCTCGGCGCCCCTTCGCTGCGAGCGATGTTGGCAAGGTTTCTTACCTGTGGCTGAAAGCGGGCCTTCCAGTCTTCCCATTGAGCGCGGTTGAGGCGCCCCAGAAGCTCGGACGCGCCTTGATCACCGTGAAAAGCCTGGCCCGGGTTGATGGTGCGGTGTGCGCTATTCGGTATCGGGCCGATACTGGGAAGCGTGCTGCTATATGCGGTTACCATGTCGACCCTCGTCAGCCTTGATACAGTTCGTCGGAAGAATCTATAGCGGCCTGTGACACGCCGCTATCGATGCCCAGGCCAGGGCTGTCGGCACCAATTTCATCCAGCCCGTATCGAGTGCCTGCCCCGGCCACCTGGCCGAGAAGCTGCAGGTTGGCCGACCGACGATTGAAGCGGTTGGCGGACTCGTTCCGGACATCTGCTGCCGCCACATCAGCCATATTGGCAAGCCCCTGCTGAGCCTGTCCTGACTGCCCCTGGCCAATGGCCACGACATTCTGAAGACCCTGGATTTGCTGGTTCTCTTGCTCGAATTGCGCGCGGCCCATTGTCTCGCCACCGGCCTCAGCGCTATCTAGGTCCAGCCCTGTCATTGTGCTCTGATAGCGACCACTGCTCGGATCGATATTGCCCTCTGCCAGCTTGCCGGCCGCCTCTTCACGCATATCGCTGGCTGCCTGCTGTTGGCTCTGCATGGTGCGCCCCCGCAGGTAACTCATGCGGTCAGGGTCGGTCATCCCGCCGACCTGGCGCATGTATTCGTCTTCCAGAGGAGCGAGCTCTTGTTGCGCGAAGTTCCACTTCTCGGCGGCCACCTGGGCCAGGTGTCGTTGCTCAGGAGTGTCTTCAATAGTGTTGTCACCGCCACCGCCGTCTGTGCTCATTTTGGACCTCCTTCATGAACTTCGGACGTTCCATCGAGATCCGCCAGGTAATCGTCAAGAGAGTCCTCATGGACGTGCTGGCGGATAGCGACCGACACGCGGGTCATCCACGTCTCACCGCCTACCAAATAGGCACACTGGATAATCACACCTGCCAGTTGGTCACGTAGCACAAAGGCCAATGTGCGCTGGTGGTGATCCTCGGTCGCTTCAAGATATAGACTGGTTCGCCAATCCTGGAGCGCCTGGGCCATTAGCGGTCGCAGATAGGGTTCATGCTGGCGATAGAATGGGTTGGCGGGAAGCTCAATCAACGATTCCCAAAAAGCGGACACGACCTGATTCTTGGAGATCGGTTGATCACCGTCAATGAGGTCGTCTAAGGTCTGGGAAATACGCGACAAGGCCTCAATAAACGCGACCGCGTGCGGGTCGTCTCGAAGTACCTGTTGCAGGAATGTATGCTCGTTGGAGCGGGGCATAGGCGTACCTCACGGTAGGCATAAAATTATCGTATCAATTAAAGCCAGGTTTGTCATTAATGAGAAAATCTGCCACGGGGATCTTGCCGGTTGATCATTGAGCGGACTATATAACACACGAAATCATTTCCTCTTTACCTATAAATGTCGACTTATAAATAACGAACATAAAATTTTAACTTTAAATATCTATCGTTCGATTGGTATTTAAAAAGGTGGTTCTACAAGAAAAACTCGAAAATCCGAAATACTTTCTTGCGTGTAGTTTTCGACAACTATTTGACCGTTACTGCCAAAGCCTACCCAGGTTTCCAGATACGTTCTTGTGCCTGGGGCTACTGGTACAGACTCACAAAAACCAGGTGGCTGCATGATATAAGGGGAGTGACTCGCATATGGATTATTGGCTGTGGTGACAGACGGTTCTCCAAGATCTTCCCCAGGCGGTATATAAAGATCAACAAATCCCAGTACACTTAAATATCTTTCTCTGCTGTCAAAAACAACACTCCCCGCGCTATCAAAAACTTGAAAACCATAATTCGTAGAATAATCTGGCGAATTTTTGCGTGCTGCATAAACAGCGTAATCAATGTAGTTAGATCCACCTTTAAAACCAACAACAAAGCGGTTATTGGCAGGCTCTCCAAATAGCGTGTAAACCTTCCCACTGCCTCGTGGGCGGACACAAAGAATTGCTTCTGGGTGTTCGCTGAAATTCCAGGGTATATATGCCAGCTTGTCGCCACACCCTGGTGCCCGTGCGCTTGATGATTGCTGCCCTGAGCCTTGAAGACTTAAATTTTGGTAATCGCCATCTATCTGTATACCGCCTTGGCTATTTCTTACAACTATGCCGTATGACATTTCTACTCCACAGCTATGACAGTTATACCCGTTGGTCCACTATCAAGCACCCAATGCTTTTCCCAATAAACAGTGGTTCCGCTAAACGTGACTTTATGCGTCGCAATGCTTCCAAGGTTTTTTCCAGTTGCCCAAATGGTAGAGCCTGCAATTTGCGGATATGATTTAGAGCCCGAGCTATTTTCACCCACAACAAAGTAATCCACATAGCGAGTTAGTTTGTCATTAGCCCTAACAACCAAGTTTCCATCATCGCTGTAAGTTTCAAGTCCGTGCGCCATTATAGCTGTCCCATTTTGACACGTAACAAGCCACTTCCGTCATAAACTCTAATACCTTGAGCATCTTGTTCGACACGGGCTCCTGACCCCGCTGATTTAAGACCAAAGCTACCGTCGGGATGCAACCGCCACCCGGCAGTTGGCCAATTGGTTGATTGAGCAACGCCCGTAAACGTAGAGGCTTCTGCAACTTGCAAATTATCAACGTCAATTGCATCTGCTCTTATCAAGCCATCCACGGTGGTAATGGGGTCACCGTCGTTGTCCTCGACCTTGCCGATGGTGATAGGGCCGAGCTTGCCTTCTTCAATGGACCCATCGCGGATGATAGCGGTGTCCAACACCACGGTGGGCGTGTCATCGACATCGTCAACAATGAGTGGGTAGACCGGATCATCATCAGGTCCAACCCGCACGGCCAGGCGCGAGGCTTGCAGGATGAGCGTTTCGTCCTCGCTGCCCAGGTCGGCAGGCTCGTCGGCAAGGTTTTTCGACAAGGTTTCCAGCAAATATCCTGCATCGGGTTCAGGCGAGGCCGATTGACCGTCGGTGCTGTGAGGCGGGCCTTCTACCCCGGCAGTCGATGTAAACGTGATCCAGTAATAGTAGTTTGGCAAGTTATTATCATCAGGTGCAGTATCGTTGACGGAATCGGTGTAGATCAGGCCGGTATCACGCCCCACAAGAGTCGCTTTTGAGAAATTATCGCTGCTGTGTCGATAAATGTTGGTAAAAGCATGGTTATTATAGAGATCTTCAGGTTTGTCCCAAGTTAGTGTGATATTACCGAAGTGGCTCCCCTCGGCATTAAACCCTTCTGGGGGTGGCGGCGTGCTTCGGTCTTGTTCTTCGCTACTAGCACCCGACTCAATGATGGAACCAATAGCAGCACCAGGGCGCACGCTAGCCCCCTTTTTGCGCTGACCGATGCCACTTTCCAAAAGATCGCGTAACGTGACCTTTTGATCCAGAGGGTCCCCCCTAACCCCTTCCCCGGTTTCGGTGATCTCTCCTATCGCCTTTAGGTAGTCACGTTGCTCGCGCGGCAGCTTTGCCGACAGCGGCGGCAAAGTTCGACGGCGTTTGCTCATGATGACCTCACACTAACTCACTAGGGCTCGATGCGAGCTGCACCGACCGCACCTCGAAACGGCTTTGCACTTCAACTTCCCACTCCCTGGCCAAGGCATTCCCATCCGGTAGGCGAAAGACCTGGTTTTTCTCGATGTCTTCCTCGAAGACGGTGTTGCCATCAGCGATCAAGCGCAACGTAACCGGGTACTTAGCGGCGATGACCTTGCCGCACGTCAGTCCGGCATCGCCCGGCGGCACCTCATGGATCCGTGAACGCCAAGTCATCGTGAGGGGATCGCCTTCGTTCCAGACGATCAGGCTATCGTCATCGATCAGGTAAAGCCGATCGGCGGCCAAGTCGTAGTAACCGGCATCGGCCTCGATGCTAAAAAAGGTAAAGCCGTCCTGCTGCGAAAAGCGAAAGGCGCCGCCCGCGTAAAATCCCAGGTAGTCACCATCAAAGCGGAAGCCGTGGATTGTGCTTGGATCCAGGTCACGCCACTGCGCCCGGCTCATGACTTCGCGGGTCACCACCTGCGCCTCACGGCCACCCACGGCGACCAGGCCGTCGTTGGCGGCATACAGCGCATAGTCCCCCATATCGATCAGCGAGTCGGCGGATACACACGGTTGGCGCGAGTCGATTTCAATGGGGACCATGGCGTCGGGACTGGAACCCGTCACCAGGTAGGGCCTGCCCTCGGTGGTGACCACGAGACCGGCAGCCGTATGCTCAATGGCGACGATGTACTCAGGGAACGCCAGTTGATAGTCGACCGGCCAGGCATGCGGGCGGTAGGCCACGCAAAAACAAAGAGTATTATCGAAGAAGCCTGCCAGGATGCCGCCCGGTAACGATGTCAGGCCTTCCATGCGGCTGTCTGGTGGTGTCCATCCTTCACTTTGGAGGCCGGCCCCCAATTCCTCGCTGAGAACGTCGTCGGTGTAAGTGTCTGCTGAGGCATCCAGGTCCGCAACGCGCTGGTAAATCCCACCCGACTCGACGCGATAAAGGCGTTTGGTAACAATGTCGTGATCGCCGCTAGGTATCTCGGGCAGGCTAACCTCGACTTCACCGCCATCAGGGGCGTCATCAACCATATCCCAGCGCGCGATGATGCTGCTCGGATTACTTGGCGGTCCTTCCTCACCATAAGTGCTGACCAGAGTCACAACATAGGCTGTGTCCAAGGCGGTATCGGGTTGATCACTCTCAAACACTCGGTTATCCGGTGCTGATACAGCCGGTATACCGTTCGGAGATGGGATGCCCAAGGCATAGGCCACATTGGGGTAAGGCGGGTTGCTACTGGTCAATATGTCGATGCCTCCCATTTTTGGGGCACCGTCGCCAGTCCAATAAATGCGCTGATAATCATCGTCAGCCAGCGGTGAGGCGACCGCGTGAACACGGTTATCCCAGCTCAACCACCAACCATCGCCATCGTTGCCATGCGGGTAGCGAAACAGCGCACGGGGCGTGTTGACCAGGTCGCTGCCATCGGCGTTGGCGGCGCCTTTTTCCGGCTTGAGGGTGCCACGGCGTAGATAGACGTTTTCAGCAGTCTGGGCCGCCTGATCGGGAAGCAAGCGCGGATCCAGAATAGGTATCTCGCCTCTGAATGCGGTGTAGATCAAACGCATCGTTACTGCTCCGTTACCACGACCAGAAAATCCACTTCCTTAGTTCGCGCTTGTGTGGTGTGAATCAAAGGCGAAAATTGATAGTTATTGCCGTCCTCGCCACCCTTGATCCAAAGCTTGACCGCGTTGTCCTCAATGTCGGTGCCGGTCAACTCGATGCCGTCTGGAGCTTCCACCTCAACGTCATTCACAGTGTCGTCGTCATTGAGCCAATCGGACATATCGATGTCGTAGTCCAGGTGGTCTCCGGGTTGCTTGCGAAAGGTCTTCATTCGCTATCTCCCGATAGTGGTTTTGCGCTCGCTGGGCGCCTGGATCAGCTCGCGTGACTGCCAAGGCAACGCCAGGAGGCGTAATTGCTCGGCCACGGCCAGCAGGCGTGTCTGGGATGACAGCGCCATGTGGCGTGGACTTCCTTCGCTCAGGAAGGTCAGGTTGGTGCGAAGAATGGCTTTGCTAGACGCCATGCCATTCGCGGTGGGCACTGCCTGAAAGATAATCCCGAGCCCTGACAGACCAGTGGCCCTGGCCGCGACCGAGGTGGTGAAGGGAGGTTTGGCGTAGATCCGCGAATCCAACCGACCTAGAGCGCGCGCGGTCCGAGCAGAGTAAAAGGCTGTCAACCGCGCCATGGGCCGGGATACAACTATCGCCGAGCCGGTGGCTCGAGAACCGGGCCGAGCCAGGCGGTGCTGAGAGGCTAAATCCGTCGCTCTCACCCTGGCTATAGTGACCAACTGGCGGCGAAGGATGATGTCGCTCGAGTCACGGGCAATCGATATACCGCGCAGTGTGGGGCGGGCTATGGCTCGACAGCGTCCTTGTTGCTTCGCCAATGATGTAACCTGGAGGACGGGTTTTGCCACGAGATGCGCGCTGAACTCGGTCCTTGAGCTTGCCGTCACTTCCGACGTCAAGGTTTTGCCGTTTGTTAGCTTGGCATCGGCGTGCGCTCGCGCCCAAATAAAGCCACTTACCAGCTCGCGCTTGCCCAATGGCGACGCCGCGATTGCTTTGGCTACCCCACCCCCTTCCATAACGGCGGCTACCGACAGTTGGCTATGACTGGACGAGGAAGCAACCGCTGTCGATTCAAAAGGGGGGATAATTACTGTGGGCGGTGATACAGCGCGCCCTGTCACTGAGGTTCTAACGAGGCGCTTGCGGATTGCCCCCACTTCTTGCTTTGCAAGCGCTACCACTTGAGACGAAGCAATGCGCTTGACGTGCAAAACGCCTTGAGCAGCCGCAGATGCATAACTCCTGCTGCTGACTGCGATGCGGGTGCTAATGCGCGCATCGGCCTTGGCGGTCGCTTCGGGAGCTGTTTCGAGCGAGACATTATTGCTTAATGAAGCCTGGGCGCTTGCCCGCGATACACCAATGGACGGCGACACCGGAACAAGAGCTATGATATTGGCTTCAAGGCTTGTTAAAGCTTTAGCAGTGGCCCTGCTGGGATTCGTGATTTTCAGGCGTTGAAAGCTAACCTCAGCGCTGGCAATTGCTATCGCACTTATATCAAGCTCAATAGGAACGATCTCGTACTCAATGCGTGCAAAACCATTCGCGCCATAGCCTGGATTACTAGGGAATCCATCCGAATACGAACCGCCGCCACCAAAAGGGTGACCATCCGAAGTATCAGGGTTTGCCTCGCTTTCAAAGTCTTCACCGCTTTGCAAACCACCTGGTGATAAAGTGCCACCAAAGTCGGATGTATGGCCGTATTCACCTAGGTACACAAAAGAGGAACTATTGCCACCAGGACCGCCATAGCCACCGCCATTGCCGCTGTCTCCAGACCCAACGCTGCCGCCACCGCCACCGTAGTTACCGCCATCGCCGCCAGGATCGTTAGAACCGGCACCATCGCCGCCGTTGCTGCCCCCAACATTGCCGCCTACTGACAAAATGCCGCCATCACCGGGAGAGGAAAGAGCGTTCTCCCCTGCACCGCAAACCATGATGGAATCATCATTGTTGTCACGGAACTCAGTCGCGTCTTCAGAACCTCCTTCTCCGACAAAGATGGTGATGGTGTCTCCTGGGTTAACGTTCAAGTCATGAACGCCACCAGCACCCCCGCCACCAGCTTTGAAAAAGTCATCGTTACCGTCACCGCCTGGCCCAACACCGTAAAGGCGCAGTTCGGTTATGCCATCCGGCACGGTAAAGGTGTGTTCACCGGGCTCTTTCCATTCTTTGAAGGTGTAGGCCATTGTTTACCCACCTATCAAGTTAGAAACGGCCCCGAAGGGCCGAGGTCATAGCTTATTTGTGGATAATCTTGAGCGAACCCGCTGATACCGACACCACGTCATCGGTCTTGAGGTCTCGCGGCTCGTCGAACGCGCCGTGGTAAAGCAGGTTACCGCCGTCTTCGGCGTCAAATAGCCCCCAATGGCTGATAGTGACATCACCATCGGCAATCGGCGGGAACTCAATGCTATTGGCGTTTTTGACCTGGCGGCCTTCGCCGTCGTTACTGTCCTCCACGGCGTCCCAGCCATCTTCAATGGCGCCTCCATCAGCGGGATCCTGCCGCACGTAGGCCGAGTCGGCTAATTCGGTGCCGCTGTTGTCATCGCCGGGATCGCTGGTGAACAACGCCAAGTAGAGGGTCGTGGGGGCGCTATAATCAACACCGTGGAAGATGTGTTCCAGCAGGGCTTCTTCGAGATAGTCGGAAAATGCAGACATTGATCGTTACCTCACGGTAAGTTGTTAATGGAAGTCAGATAAAGGGCCGTTGCTTAACGCGGCGAGCCCCTTTGGCATATCCCATTGCCGCGTTATTTCTGGCCTGGGATATGGCAGCGCTGAAGCGCTGTTCGTGGTGCGAGTAGAGATCAGGATTTCGCCACTGCTGTGGCAGCAAGTAGAGGATCTTCCTTGCCCCGTGCCCCAGGGCTTCATGCCAGTAGGTCACCAGATCATCGGGGAGCTGACGCTTCGGCGCGGGACGACAGGCGATATCGCCATAGACCACCGACGTCTTGATGTCGGCCATGAACTTGACCTGGGTGGGACTGACCTGCTCATAGTCAACGCCCAGCACCAGAGGTCGGTCATCGGTCTTCAAGCTCACGATGCGCAGCGGCTCGCCCTCGCCCGACGACAACTCGGCGTAATCGGTATCGGCAGCAACCACTACTGGTCCCGACCGAATAACCCAGACATCGGCCTCCCGACAGAACTCCCGGGACGCGCGACTAATGACGTCCTTGATCGTGGCCCGGGGCGCCGGGATATCCATAGCGATCTCGTCAACAAGGTCAGCTAGAGCCATCGATCTCGCCCTCCGCGTTGCTCATCAAGTCGCCCCCGGTCTTGCCCTTCAGTGAGCGAGCGAACGCCTGGTAGTGGGCCTGCGACCTACTTCTGTTAGCCTGTCCCTCGGCATCCTTGGCGAACGCCCGGTACAGCACGTAGTCGGTCAGAGCCACGGCGTAGCGATCGTCGACGCTCAGGGCATCGTCCCTCACTTCGTCCAGGCTTTCGGTTGCATGCTGTTCCGGCGTTTTGACGTAGGAGCCTTCAACCTTGGTGCCGTTCTCGGCCGGCGGGTAGACCCAGAAGCTCTCGGGGTTTCGGGGGTCGAGCAGGTAGAACTCGATCTCCGTGGTGCTGGCCTCGGCCTGCCATCCAGGGCGCAGCTGGTCCAGGTCGGGCCTGTCCATGGGGCGGATGGCATGGCCGTCGCTGGTGGCGTAGAGCTCTTCGAGTCGAGCGCCGTCGGACGGGATCGTCTGACGCGCCCCTTTTTGAAGCTCCAGCGTATCGTTCTTGCTGTGGGCATCGGGGCGTTGTTCCGCCACGGCAACATACGCCTCGTTGAGCCACTCGATCAGCTCGCCATCCTTCCAGCGAATCCCCGTGCCTTGCTCTTGGAGGATTGTCTTTGCGCGCTCGATCACAGCGCCGACAGTCTGGGCCATGATTTAGAGCTCCTTCATGTGCCCAAGCTTGGCGAGGCCTGGCGTCCAGGCAAAAACCCGGCCGTTTTTGGTGCTCTTGAGCCGACGGCCTTGTGCCTTGGCCTGGGGTTTCTGTGCGCTTTTCTCAGCGGTTTTGGATTTACCCTGGGCTTCCCCATTGCCCTTGTCCTTTTCGCCCGACTTTTCGTCTCCCTGACTTGCTTCAGCGTGCTCGATGAGTTCGGCACGCAGTGTCTCGAGGCCCTTTCGCTTGCTCAGCTCAAAGCCAAGCTGCTCGGCGATAGGTTCGAGCGACTCCTTGTCCTCGGCACTCTCGATCTGTTCAATGATCTTCTCAGCCATCACGGTTACTCCTCTGGTATAAAAAACGCCGCCTCGAAGGGCGGCGCTCTTATCGTGTCGAGCCTTAGCCGCGCTCGACGTACATGTGACCCATCGCGTCCGGGTCGATGACCTCGAACCCGAAGACGTTCAGACCGCGAATCAGCTTGCCGAAGTCATCCGGGTTGTCGATGTTCTCCATCGACGTCATCTGGCTCGCGAACGTCAGGGCCTTTTTATGACCGAAGATCACGTTGGTGGCCTGATTGGTGGTGGTTGGATCCTCAACCGTGGACATGTTGTTGCTGATGTATACGGTGAAGCGATCCAAAGTGCCCACCTTGCCGTTGCGGAAGACCGACGTGTTATCCCCCATGATGGAGGCGTCACGCAGATCGGACTTCTTGAGCATGCCGTTCATCCAGGACGGTAGAACGATCCAGCGGTTGGTGTCCGGGGCGTTCTGCTCGTCGAGAACGGAGCCAGCGTCGACAATGGTGTCAAGGATATTGCCCTTGGTGATGGCCAGCGGGGAATCAGTGGCCCCCATGTTGTAGTTGCCGGAGATCGCCCCGGCCTCCTGGCCGGCGTTGGCGGCGGCAGCATCTGAATAAACCGACGTGAGTACCTCTTTGTCGACGGCAATCTTCATCTGCTGACCGGCGTCATCGCTCCAGTCATCCATGAGCTGGATGTCGGCCTGGTAGGCGTCTACATCATTGATCTCGAAAGCGAAATACTTCGCTTTGTTGATCTGGAGCTCTACCTTGTCGCTGGTCGGTTTTTCGTAAGTGAGACCACCACCGACTTCGTAGTCGTTGATGGTGATCGACGGCGTGGTACGGATTTCAACCGTGTCACCCTTGTTCTTGATCTCCCCCTCATAATCGGTATTGGAGATCTCGGCAAAGCAGGTAGAGAGATACAGCTTCTCAACCAGCTTGCCGCTCCACACCTGCGGGATAAAACCCGAGTCGGAGGTGGAGGAGTAGTCAGGGTGCTGGGCGGCGCGTGTTGGACCTGCCATGGTAAGTCACCTCTTTCAGTCGCCTCACGGCGAGTAATCGGGAACCGCCTGTCGGGTTACCTGACCCGACCCTCTTTTTGGGCGGCGAAGATGTCGGCTTCGAGTTGCTCAGCCTCCTTGGGGTCAATGCGCCCGGACGCCTTCTGCTTGTAAAAGCGAGTGATGTCTGCCCCGGTCCAGATCCGCTTATTGCCGCTTCCCTGCGGCGCATCAGCGGTGGTCTTGGTCGTCTGGGGCTCAACGTCTTCCTCGGGGATCTGGCGCTCCCGGGATTGACTGGAGGACTGGCTATCGATGTGGAGTTTGAAGATGTCGATGACGCCTTTGGCGTCCAGTGCGTTCTGGGCTTCACTCAGCAGCGTTTGACGCGGCTTCCCTGTTTCAGGGTCGAACTGCGACAGGAACTCATGGAACTTGGGATCCTGGTTAATCTCCCGCCAATGGGGCACGGCCTTCTGGATATCTGTCCAAAACCGAGCTTCAGCGTCAGCCTGCTTCTCCTGCTCAAAGCGAGAGACGCGCTGGTCGAGCTCGTCGACCCGGTTGGGATCAACATCTGACTGGTTATCGCCTTTGGCGGTAATCATCCGTTGAACGAAGTCCACGAGATCCTCGCCGAAATCCTCCTTGAACTGCTCGATCTGGGCGTTATCCGGAGCACCGGATTGGCCGGAGCTGGATTGATCCTGGGTCTCGAGCTCCTGGATTTTTGCGTCCCTGTCAGCGAGATCTGTCTTAAGCTGCCGTACCTCGTCATGCAGCGCTGGCACCTCTTTGTTGTACTTCCCTTGGATGACGTCGTGCCGATGCTTCCAGTACAGGGCGTCCTGGTCCTTCGACTGGTTGTCGTCCTTAGGAGGTTCAGCAGGGGGTTCAGCGGGTTGCTTGTCGTCGGTCGGCGAGGCCTCCAGGTCGGTCTTCGATTGCGGGTTTTGATCGCCTTCATTGGGAGCCGAGTCGTCGGTGGCTTTCACCTCGTCGGGGTTCTCTTCCGGCGTTTCAAAGTGCTTATCGGCAGCCTGTACCTGTTTGCGAACGGACTGTGGGAGTGACATTCCTTTCTCCTGTGGCGCCTCACGGCGCGACGGTGAGCCGGCAACTGCCGGGGTTCACGATTGAATGCGGGTTCCTTACCAGCTGCAGTCTGGTGTTGGAGCGCATTACCACGACAAAGCCGCCTCTGACTGACGGTGGTAAGCCTTGTGAGTCAGAAGCGGCTTTGCGGTGGGGCCGGGTCATGCCCGGCCTGGCGTTAAGAGCGGTGGCGGACCACATCAGCGGCCCGCTCAAGATCGTTGATCAGGGCCGAGAGGCTGTCAGCCCGCCCTTGCAGGCGATACAGCTCGACTTGGTTCGGTGAGGCCTCGAGCTTGTCCCGGACCTGCTCCCGGCGCGCCCGCAAATCCTCGAGGTAGGTTTTGCCTTCCGGGCTCTGGGAGATTGCTGCTAGCGCCTTCCAGCGTTTCACCTCGCTGTCCATCGAAATCTCCTTGGATTTTGGCCAGGATCTCGGCGATCTCGGCGATCAGTTTCTGCAGCTCAGCCGGCGCCATTTCCTCCAATCGCTGGGTTTCGGCGCGGGTATGTTGGGCTTCAGCCTGAGTCTTCTGCATGTTGGCCTGAACCCCTTGAGCATCGGCGCCATACTTCTCGGCCCGGCTTTCGCGCTCGGCGACCTCGGCCTGTTCCTTGGCGATCTGGAGCTTCTGCCTGGCCTGCTCTACCTGGCTCTGCTGGGCGCTTTGCTGCTCCATCTGTTCCTTGGTGGGCAGCAGGTCGGGCATATCCAGCCGCTCGGCGATGGAGTCGAGCAGCCGACGGCGGCCTTCCTGACCGAGAATCTGCATGTCGTAGTCGTTGGCGGTCATCTGCAGGAAGTCGTTGCGAAGCTGTTGAGTCTGCTCGCGGATGAGCATGGCGCTTGAGCCTCGCGGCACCACAGCAACATCGCCTTTGATCGATTCGTCGTCGTTGTACTGCATGTTATGGAGCCATAGCCCTTCGATGACCCGACGGATCACCCCTCGGTCGATATGGCGTATAGCGTCCTTGATGCCCTTGTTTGCCGACTCCATCAGCATGGACAGGCCCTGGGCCGTTTCGCCGGCGCCGCTAACATCTTGGTTGCCGTAGACATAGCGGGGAATGTTGGTGGCATCGTCCGCCTTCTGCTCGAAAGCCTCGTAGACGCTCAGCAGCTCAGCAGCGTTGCTGGTCGGCTGGTAGAAATTAAGCGCCCGGTTATTGCTGGCCAAGTTGCTGTCCCGGGTGCGCCATACCTTCCATGGAAAAATGTCGTCGACGTCTTCCATGGGGTCCAAGCGATCCACATAGGCCTCAACCTGAGGGCCAGAAGATATCGCCAGGTTGTTCACGAGACCGCGTGCCGTCGCATTGCAGACGTCCTGTATGTCGCCCATCAGCTCAGGGATACCAGTGCCCCAGAACGACCCTGGCACCGGTTGAAAGCTGGCCTTGTTATGGGGCCGCCGTTCCAGCGGGTCGCGGTTGATCTTGGCGCGGATGACGTACTCACCGATGAGGATCGCTTCGATCTCGTACTCACCTAAAGGATCATCGATTTCGTCAGGGCTCATGCCCCACTGCAGCAGGGTGGTTCCCTGGGCACTGCCCCAGTAGATAAGACCGTCGATGGTCTCGCCCGGGGTCATCCATTCATGGTCACGACCCTCGAGTCGATCCCGCTCACTGTCGCCCCATAGCCAGTTTCTCAGGCCACCCTGGCCGTAATCTTTGAGAACCTCCCGGATGCTCTTCTCGTCATACCCAGGGACGCCGATCATCTGAGTCAGCTGGGCGCGGGTGAAGCGTGCTCGCTCAATCAGGAATGAACCGTCATCGACACCGGTGGAGTCCGGACTGGGATAGAGGTCAAACGGCGAAACCCGAACAAACTCCGGGCGGATGGTCGACCCCTTGACGGGCCTCCAGCCCTCTAACCACTCGAGGGTCGGCACGCGGCGCAGTACCGGAGCGCGAATAAAGGCCGCCGGGTAGGTGACGAAGTCCTCCACGAACCCTTCTAGGGCGTCTTCCCAACCGCCTTCAGCGAGCTGATCATCGATCAACTCTTCGTGTTTTTCGGCTGCCTTCTTGGCGCGATCCTGTGCGGCCTGGCGAAGCTTTTCGCGCGACTTCTCGACTATCTCCTCCATGTCGACCTGCTGCCCCTGCTCCCTGAGCTGCTGGGCCTGGGCCTGGATCTGGTCGGCCAGCGGCCTAAGATAGGCGTCGGGCACGTCGGCGATCGGGGTCGGGTCGAGCCCCCAGGGACGCTCGTTTGTCGGCATCAAGATGTCACGAATCCAGGCCGCAGCCGCGCGGCACTTGGTGGTCGTGATCATCATGAAGACCTCGGACCCGCCTTCCTTCCTGATAGCCGCCCTTTTCTCGGCGCTGTACTCACCCTTGCGGCGGCGCAGGCAGTCAAGCAGACGCTCGTGTACGTCTTCCTTGGCAGCTCGAGCGCCCTCCCAGGCGCGGCGGATATGGGCACCAAGGGATGACTCGACCAGCTCACGACGGCGCTCCTGCTCGGCCATCATCTGCTGTTCCTGCTCCTCTTCCTTGAGGCTCGAAGCGCTTCGGAACTGCAATAGCCCCAGGTCCTTAGCCATGCTGCGCACCCTCCGTCAACGCCTTGTAGATTGCTCGGTTGGCGTTGGTATGGTCACGGCGACGGCGCGACATATTGCGTTGCATCGGCGGCAACTGAGAGAAAAGGTTCTTGGTGTAGCCGCCCGGATCCTCCAGAAACTCCAGGAACTTGATCGTCAGAGTCACCCCCATATTGCCCTCGATATCGAAGACCAATCGCATGCCGGGCTCTGGCTTACTCGGCTTCTCCTGGATCACGATCATGTCAATCTGGACCGGTCTTT